TTATGTGAATGTTGCAACAGGGCAAGCGGTTGCAGTAGAATCAGTAGATTTTGTTTATCAGTTAGGCACTGACTTTAGTTCAGATGTAGCAGGAATGCTGGCTGGCAATGGTGCAATTACAACTCAACTTACTGATTTAAATCCTGCAAGTGCTTTTGTTAGAGCAGATAATCAGTCTTTGATTGCATCGGGATCATTGAACATTGATAAAGCAAACAGTATTGCTTCTCATGCAAGTGATCTATACCCAGACAACTTTGGTCCTGCAGCACAATCTGAAGCTTTTATGGTAGTCAATGATTCTCTTTACCTGGTAGGTGGAAATGACAATTCGATTTCTGGTGCTGCTGATGTATCACTCACGGCTAGAATTAAGTGCAGAGTTGTTAAACTAGGCAGCAAAGACTGGATGGCCATTGCAATACAATCAACTGCATCTGATAACTGAAGGTGATACCTTTGGTTAAGATAGAGGGGTCTCTCGATGAACTTCGAGCATTACTTGGCAGGGCTGAGCGCACTGTTACTGATGTTACTCAGACCGTTAAAGAAGTTAAGCAAACGGCTAAGAAAACTCGACGCAAACTTAGTAGTTGGCAGCGATACATCAAAAACAAGTCTAACCATATCAAGTTCAAGAGAGGAGCAAAAAAAGGAAGACTAGACTTAGCAGCTATGTCTAAAGCATTCAAGAGGTCTAAGAAATGAATCCCCAAAAGTTACTAGAAAAGTTTGGCTTAACTAAACCTACTAAACCTACTAAACCTACTAAACCAAAAAAAGCCAAAGCTACAAAAAAGAAAAAGGAGGAATAATATGGATAGAACATTAGTAGTAGAATTCCCACCTTTTGCTGCAGAAGCAGAAGAAAATATCTGGACTTTAGGAATTACAGATACTAGAGAAATTGATACTCAAATATATTTACAAGAAGCAAAATTAGATTTAAGTGGTTATGTCCAATCTGATTTAACAGTAGGTTTCAGAAGGTCATTTGAACAAAAAGGTGGTTTAGACCAAATTTTTTGGAACACTTTTGATGTTAAATCAGATTCTATAATAGAATTAACGTTAGTATCCTCTGTCCCTATGACTGACTCCCAATTATCAGTAGCTTATGCATCTAATCCGGGTTTTATTCCATATAGTATTTTAGGCGCTTTTGAATGGGGTAATTTTAATCGCACTCAAATAATACATGGTAGACTAGAACAATACTTTCCCAATACAACTATAGGTTCAAGTGCGTTTAACGTTAAAGGAAATGCTACTTTACTGCATGTAACAGACAATTATTTTTCTAGCTTAGAACCAACGGCTGCAGATTGTTTATACTGTTACAGAGTTATCATTATACCCGAAGCAGGGGATGGCGCAGAAGCAGGAGTAAATCAAGTTAATTTACCACCTAAGAGAGTTATACTAGACGCATTTACAGTAGAAGAACCGGATTTAGAATACATGATGCGACTAAAGAGGTCATACGAACTTGCCAATCAGGTTTGATAGTATGTCTGAACTACGCGATGCGGCTAGAGAAGCTTACGAATGGTTAGCAAATCAAAAGACTCCAGCAGTGGAAGGACCTTTGTCTATCTTACTTCGCTACTTACCTAATGTAGTTACGCCTATTTATGTTGGATCTAAGTTAGGTTTAGCAGTTGGTAAGGCTGGTGCTGCAGGTACTTTTGGTTCTGGTCCAGTTGCAGGATTAGAATATACGCCAGCAATCGCTGAATATGAACGTACTGCTTTAGGTAGTTCAAGAGTTATCTAAATTCAACGTAACAAACATCACATATCCATAGTGCTGGATATCTTCTATCTTCAGATTCCCATTGATGATAGTCATGAACATGACCAATAAAACCGCAGATCGCGCATTGACATATCATGCTTGAACCCACTTCCCTTCCATTAATAGATCGCATTGAGTACAATGCATACCAAAGCGCGGTACATGGTCACTAACTCTAACATATTCAGGATGGTCAGGACACCACATATGATATTCTACTCTGAAACTATTCCTCTGATCTACTTCCAGCAGCTTAGATCTAACCCATTTACTAAAGTTAGGCATCTGTGAAGCAATTTCAAATGTCGTTGGACATAGATTGACCATCTTATGACGCTTCATTTCTTCAAAACCACCCTATATGCTTGCCAAAACTTTGCTTCTGCTTGTTCCATGATATTATCTCAATTGGTTTTTGTATATATATATGCTGTAATTTTTTGACTACTAAGGTAAAATAGTATGGCTAGTTAGAAACGGGTGGAGGCGGGGAAGTGGTGGTAAGATAGTACGCCACGACCCGCTGCCACCGATTAGAAGATTGAAGTGATGTTTATAGGCGGTCGGCAGCCACAAGTTGCTATGGCGACAGCAAAAACAGGCAGCTTTTATTTGACAGAGACTATAACTATACCCGCAGCAAGTGCAAGCGGTAGCAGAGTACAAGGCGTTATTGACCTTGGTGCTTATGTGAATGTTGCAACAGGGCAAGCGGTTGCAGTAGAATCAGTAGATTTTGTTTATCAGTTAGGCACTGACTTTAGTTCAGATGTAGCAGGAATGCTGGCTGGCAATGGTGCAATTAC